TCACAACCAACATACTCTTTGTCTGCAACCGCAATAGATGGGGCTGTAACCTTTGAAGTGTCTGAATTAGTTAGAGATTACATAGAAAACAATTTTGATGGCAACTATACAGATGGAACAAAATGGCTGAACTATAATATCAGTAGAACATATGTAAACACATCTGTTGCCGTAACAGCTCAACAAAACCTTGCTATATTTGACGGATATGGTTACTTTGAGGATGGTGCTAATCCACAAAATGACTCGGTCGTGTTGCAGTCAAATGATTTAATATACACAAATGACTACGCTAATATAACAATACCTGTTCACGTAACAGAAAATACAGATGTAACATATTTCAAAGACAATGAAATAATATTTCAAAAAATACTTGAAAGTTCTAATAATTCTGATGATATAATACAATACGTTTCAAATTCTGCTTTAGATTCTGATGCATTTTACAGTAGAGTAATTAGAGATGGTGGAACTATCGAAGCTTTTAGCTGTGTTAAAGATATAGCAAACGATTTTTATGCTGATTTTGATGCAGATAAAATACAAATAAGTAATTCTTCTGGTACAGATATAATAACTATACAAGAAATAGAAGAATGTAAATTCTCCCCATATAAAATCACGTTTGTAAATAAGTTTGGTGCATTGCAAGATTTGTGGTTCTTCAAGAGGTCTAACTTGTCTATGCAGACGACAGAAGAGTCTTATAAGGCTAATATCGTTTCAGGAGGCACTTATTCTATAAACTCAAGGCAAAAAACAGTATTCGACAAGAAAGGAGTAGAAAGACTGCAATTAAATACAGGATTTTATCCTGAAAGCTATAATGAGGTTTTTAGGCAACTATCTTTATCAGAAGAACTGTGGATAACATACGAAAATAATGCATTGCCAATAACCTTGTTGTCAAGCGAGTTATTGTATAAAACAAGTTTAAATGACAAGTTGATAAACTACACAATGGATGTGGAATTTGCTTTTAATAAAATAAACAACATTCGATAAATGCAACAAGTACAATTATTCATAAAAGACCAAGACAATGTTTACCAAAGAATAGAGTTGTTTCAAGATGAAACTATTTCTTTAACGCAAAGTATTCAAAATATAAGGGATATATCTAAAGTGTTTACTGACTTTACTAAAACATTTACTATCCCTGCCTCAAAGAAAACAAACAAGCTTTTTAAACACTACTACAACTTCGATATTAATAACGGATTTGATGCAAGGATTAAAACCGATGGATTAATAAAGCTGAACGGAATTGATTTTAAAGCAGGAAAAATAAGACTCGAAGGAGTTGACTTAAAAGAAAACAAAGCTCATTCTTATAGAGTTACTTTTTTAGGTAATCTGGTTAATTTAAAAGATTTGTTAGGAGACGACAAATTAGATTCTTTGACGTACCTGAATGAGTTTTCTCTTCAGTACTCGACTACTGAAATAAAGAACCACTTAACATCTAACAACAACGTAACAGTAGGGTCTGAAACATACACAAACCCAATAATCAGTCCACTAATAACCCATACTAAACCATTGTATTATAAAAGTAATGTTAATACTGGTTCAGATGGTAATTTATGGTATCATCCAGGTGGAGGAAACCCTCACTACCACGGAGTTCTTTGGAGTGATTTAAAATACGCTATACGCATATACTCTATATTAAGAGCGATAGAGGAAAAATACTCTATCAACTTTTCTGGGGGGTTTTTTGAGAGTTCTAACACACTGCTTGATAACTTGTATATGTGGCTTCAGAGAAAAAGTGGTTCTTTTGAAACAGGTATCGAAGGGAATTTATATTCTAAATATGTTGATAATTGGGAGCTTGATAACAATATATTATCATTTACTCCAACTGGAGTTCCTATGATTTTAGAGGGAACTTCAACAGGTGTAGATGCAAGAAACATTGACACAAACACAAAAGAGGTTGATGGTTATGCTTATAAGTTGTCGATTACCCCACAACAAGCTGATGCTGGCATTCCTTATGACGTAATAATATATAAAGATGGAGTTGAACATTACAAAGAGACAAGTATAACAGGTAGCTTTGATTCTGATTGGCAAGATGCTCCTATAATTAGGTCAGATGGATTTATAACTATGGAGTTAAGGTCAAAAGACACTATGACGTTTTCTAATGTATATTGGAGTTGGACTTACAACATAGGAGATACGTTATACACTAACTTATCAAGAGACAACGACACAACAGGAAACGTAACGATACTTGCTACTGCTGAATTTAACATAACACAACAAATACCTGAAATTAAAGTTATAGACTTTCTTACAGGATTGTTTAAAATGTTTAACTTAACTGCTTATATTGAGCCTAATGGAAGCATAAAAGTGCAGCCGTTAGACGATTATTATATAGAAGACACTATTGATATAACTAAATATGTTGATATAAGTTCGTCAAAGTCAGATGTAGCACTTCCTTTTAAGAATATTGATTTTAAATATGAAGGGAATCAAACTATTTTAGCAGATAAGTACAAGCAACTTGAAAATAAGTATTTTGGACAAGAAGAGTATAAGGGAGGCTCTGATTTAAGATGGGTAGGGAAAGATTACGAGGTTAAACTACCCTTCGAGCATTTAATGTATGAAAGACTTATAGACCAAACAACAGGGGGTCAATTAGACCCAATTTACGGATTAATGGTTGATAATAACCTAAACCCAATAAAAGGTAAACCTTTAGTGTTTTTTAGTCAGCTTATTAGTGGGGACCCTGGAGATATAACAGATATATCGTTTAGAGACAATGAGACTACACACAGTCCTATTGACTCTTACTTTATACCATCTAATACTCAAAACATATATAACCTATCTTTACAAAGCATTCATTTTTCTACTGAAAGAAGCGAATATTACGGAGGGCAATTACTAAACAGTCTTTTTGAAACGTATTATAAAAACTACATACAAAGCGTATTTCAAATAAACAAAAGATTAGTAAAAAAGAAGTGTTTCTTGCCTGCTAATATTTTAACGAAAGAAAATATATTGTCTTATGTTGTTATAGACGATGGTAAGAGGTATAGAATTAACAGCATCACAACAAACCTACAAACAGGAGAGAGTGATATAGAACTATTAAACGAGATATAATGATAAAAGATGTGATACAGTTGCTAAATTCTGATTATTTCTATGGAGGGACAGAGACAATAGAGATAGCTAAAGGAAAGTACGAGTTGAAAAACAGTATAAAAGAGGCATATAAACAAGGAAAACGAGAAGGATATGGCACAAAGTGAAAAAGTAATAATTAGTGTTGAGTTAAGAGATAAAGGGGTAACTACTGGGGCGAAGAAAGCTAAAGACTCTATTGATGGATTAACTGCTGCCGAAAAGAGACTCAAGAGGGCTTCCGAAGAGGCAACGTTTCAAGAGTCAGAGCAAGGTAGGGAATTAGCGGATTTACAGATAAAAGCCCAATTAGCTGCAAAAGCTAATAAAGAGTTAGCTATCTCAACAATGAACGCTTCTAAAGCCACAAAAGAGGGTAAAACACAAACAGGTCTTAATAACGCTATCCTTGTCGAGGCAGGTAGAGCTGCATCTGATGCTCAATATGGTATGCAGGGTATGGCTAACAACATTGGTCAGTTAGCTACCCTTATGGGACAACACGCACAAACACAAGGAGGATTCGTAGCTTCATTTAAGACTTTGGCAGGTTCTTTATTAGGTAGTGGTGGTGTTTTAATTGCTTTACAATTACTCATATCCTTTTTACCGAAAATACAAAAGTATTTTGAAGAACTTACGGAGAGTGTTGATGATTTTAACAATTCATTATCATTATCAACAGATAACTTAACTTTAATCTCTAAAAAACTGTTTGATGCTAACTTGCCTTTAAAAGAAAGAAACACTTTACTTAAAGTACTAAAAAAAACAGATAAAGAGGTTTATGATGCACTTACTAAAGGGAATAAAACTGCTCAAGAACAAAAAGATATACTTGATAAATATATAGAATCCAAGAAAAAAGAAAACGAGCAAAGTGAAATAAGCAAGAAACTTTCCGAAGAAATAAACAAAACACAAAAAAAAGAGTCTAAATTAAGAGATGAGTTGTCAGGAAAGGCAGTAAAGGATTCAAACTTTTACATAAGAAGATTAAAAGAGTTTGAGGAAGGAACGGTAAAGTCAATAGGCAGTGTTAAAAAAGGCTCAAGAGCCTTTGACGCTCTTTATGAATCAGAGTTTAAAAGAGTAAGAGGCAGGGCTAAACAAGAAAGAGATAACTTTCAAAAGCAGTTAGACTCTTTATTAGATAAAAGACGTAAATTTAATGATAAGTATTTAGGATTACAGAAAGAAATAGTTTCTTTAAGAAGTGAAATAGGACTTGACCTTGATAAAGACACAAAGAAAAGAGCGAAAGCGACAGCTTTATTTGAGGACAAGAGTTTTAAGCAAAGTGCAAAAGACACTGACAATTACTTTAAAAGACTCTTTAAAGCTAATAAAGAAAATTTTAAAATACAAGGAGAATTAAGGACTAAAGATTTTGAAGACACAAGAAGTGATTTACAGAAGAAGTTAGACCTTATTGAATTACTTCAGGTTGATGACCTTAAACAAGCTCAAAAGAAAGGGGAAGCTATTGGTGGTTTAGCTAAAGGTTTTATAGATGCAGAAATACAAGCAGAACAAGCTAAAACTAACAAAATAAATAACGAGTTAAGAGAGAGGCTTAATAACGAAAACTTATCTGCTGAAGAAAGAAAGAGGATACAGTTAAAAATAGCTTCCAATGACGCTGCGTTAGCTAAAAAACAAGACAAGCTTAAAGAAAAGCAATTCAAAATAGATAAAGCGTTGTCTATTTCTAAAGCACTAATAGACACTTATGCCTCGGCAGTAGGAGTGATGAAGGACACAAAAGGAGGTTTCTTTACGAGGTTATCAGCAGCAATACCAACGATAGCTTTTGGTTTAGCTCAAGTAGCAATGATTGCAAAACAAAAGTTTGTTCCGTCTGCAACATCAGCACCAGCACTTGATACAGGAGTAGGAGGGGCAGGAGGAGCAGCAGTTCAGCCACCATCATTTAATATCGTAGGTAGTAGCAATATCAATCAACTATCAGACGCTATAAGCGAAGCAGAAAAAGCCCCTACAAGAACATACGTAGTAGCTTCAGATGTATCTACTGCACAAGAGTTAGACAGAAATATAATAGAATCAGCAAGTTTATAATTTAAAATAATAAGATATGAGAGTAATTGAGTTAATAATTGATGAGGAGCAAATGTTCTCTGGAATAGAAGCTATTTCGATAGTAGACAGACCTGCAATACAGGAAAACTTCATAGCATTATCTAAACAAGACAAGGTACAACTTGCTGACGTAGATACAGACAAGAGAATCCTTATGGGGGCTGCCTTAATTCCAAATAAGAACATCTATCGTCAAGATAGTGAAGATGAGGAGGGATACTACATCTATTTCTCGGAAGAAACAGTTAAAAAGGCTTCTGAATTGTTTTTGATAGAAGGAAACCAAAATAAATCTACTTTAGAGCATCAAGCAGAGTTAAGTGGGTTATCAGTAGTTGAGTCTTGGATAGTAGAAGACGAAGTCCACGATAAATCACGTAAATACGGATTAGAGATGCCTGTTGGAACGTGGATGGTGTCTATGAAGGTAAACAATGAAGACGTTTGGAAAGACTACGTTAAAACAGGTGCAGTAAAAGGATTTAGTATCGAAGGATACTTCTCTGAAGCAGTTAATTTAAGCGTATCTGAAGAGGTAGAATTAAAGAGCTTTAGTGATTACCCTGATAGTGTAAAGAACAACGCTAAAAGAGCCTTAAAATGGGCTGAAGAGAATGGTTGGGGTTCTTGCGGAACAGGAGTTGGTAAACAACGTGCCAATCAATTAGCGAATGGAGAGCCAATTAGCTTATCGACTATAAAACGTATGTATTCTTATTTAAGTAGACACAAACCTGATTTGAATTCAAGTAAATCCTATGAGGATGGTTGTGGTAAACTTATGTACGATGCTTGGGGAGGTAAATCCGCTTTGAGTTGGGCAAAAACAAGAATATCAAGAGAAGAGAATATGTCAGAACTATCTGAAGAGGAGGCACAATTTGTCCTTGACAATTTAGGTGCATTAATACAAGACAAGTTAAACGAATTAAAATCCTAAATATGGCTCAACAAAGAAATAAAAATAGCAAGAGTTTTATACCAAGTACGGCATCTCCAACCCATGGTAGAAGGGGGTGCTTATGTAAAAATGGCAAGACATATTCAAGAAAATGTTGTGATGGGTCTGTGGAAGCACAAGGAATAGGTAAAATATAGCCTAAAAATCTAACACCCAATACAATTACTATTATTTACTTATAACCTATTTAATAATCATTACTTATGGAAAGCAAAAAAGCAACATCTGTACTTTCGGACATTATGCAAAAGCTATCCTCTATCGGTAAACCTGAAGAAGTAAAAGACGAGGTAGTTGAACTATCCGAAGAAGTTACGGAAACAGAAGTTAAAGAAGAAGAAGTTGTTGAGGCAGCATCATCTGAAGCAACAGAAGAAGAGGTAGTATTAGCTGAAGAAGACGAAGTAGCGGAAGAAGAAGTAGCTGAAGAAGCTGAAGAGGAAATCGTTGAAGAAGATTTGGACGAAGAAAAGTATATTTCAAGAGAAGAGTTTGAAAATACTATCGCTGAAATTAAAGCAATGTTTACTCAAGCAACTGACGCTTACGAACAAGAAAAATTAGAAATGTCTGCTCAAATCGAAGACTTATCTAAAGCACCTGCATCAGAGCCTTTATCTCATAGCCCTGAAGCTGAATTATCAAATGAGAGAAAAGTGTTATTTAGCCAAAAAAGAGGTGGTAGCACAATGGATAGAGTTCTATCAAAAATGTATAGTAAATAATAATCTAAATTTAATATCTAAAAAAAATGGCAACAACAACTTCAATCACTACATCTTATTCAGGAGAATTTGCAGGAGAATACATCTCTGCTGCTCTTTTAAGTGGTGTAACAATCGACAACGGTGGAATCACTGTTAAACCAAACGTAAAGTTCAAAGAGGTAATCAAGAAATTGGCTACTGACGGAATTGTAAAAGATGGTACTTGCGACTTCGCTGACACTTCTACAATCACTTTGACTGAAAGAGTTATCGAACCTGAAACTTTCCAAGTAAACCTTGAATTGTGTAAGGCTGACTTCAGAAGCGACTGGGATGCAATCCAAATGGGATATTCTGCATTTGACAATCTTCCTGCTTCTTTCGCAGACTTCTTAATCTCTCACGCACAAGCTAAAGTAGCTCAAAAAATCGAGCAAAATATCTGGGGTGGTGTAAACGCTACTGAAGGAGAGTTTGACGGAATCGTAACATTGGCTACTGCTGATGCTGACGTAATTGACGTAGTAGGTACTTCTGTAACTGCTGGAAACGTAATTGATGAGTTAGGAAAAGTAGTAGATGCTATTCCTTCTGCATTGTATGGGTCTGAAGACCTTCACTTGTATGTAGCTCAAAATGTTTATCGTGCTTATGTACGTGCTTTAGGTGGCTTTGCTGCTAACGGAGTAGGTGCAAATGGTGTAGGTGGACAAGGAACTAACCAAGCGATGGGAGACTTGATGTTTGACGGAGTAAAAATCTTCGTAGCAAACGGATTGTCTAACAACTACATCGTAGCTGCTGAAAAATCTAACTTATTCTTCGGAACAGGTATCTTGAATGATACTAACGAAGTTAAAGTATTGGATATGGCTGACCTTGATGGTTCTCAAAATGTAAGAGTAATTATGAGATTTACTGCTTCTGTGCAATACGGAATCGGTTCTGACATCGTACTTTACACTCCTGCATAATTAACTGAATAACTAATTTAATAAAGGGGTGGGTTCTGCCTATCCCTTTTTTATTAACCTAAAAAAATATAACATTATGGCTTGTACATTTATCTCTGATGGTAGAGCATTAAACTGTAAAGACTCTGTTGGAGGACTTAAAGCAGTTTATTTCGCTACATTTGACGAGGGAACATCTATCGGATGGGTGAAAGACGCTACTGACGATACTATTGACGACGTTACCGCAGCAGGTACTGTTTATAAATATGACCTTAAAGGAAACTCGACTTTCGAGCAAACTATTAACTCTTCAAGAGAGAACGGAACAGTTTTCTACGAGCAAGTATTGAACTTAACTTTACCTAAATTATCAGCAGTAGATAATAAGGCAGTTAAACTTCTTGCTTCTACAAACCCACAAGTAATTGTTGAGGACTACAACGGAAATCTTTTCTTGGTAGGGAGACAACACGGAGCTGACGTATCAGGTGGTACTATCGTAACAGGTGGTGCTATGGGGGATATGAGTGGATATACTCTTTCTTTCACAGGAATGGAAACTTCTCCTGCTGAATTTCTTGCTCCTACTGAAGTTTTATCTACTACTTGGGACTTTCCAACGGCAGACGTAACAATTGTTATAGGTTCTTAATCATTAAGATACTTACAGACACGAGAAAGGGGCGACATTATGTTGCCCTTTTTTTATTGCAAACAAATCGCTATTTCTGTATTACTTGATTGTATGAAAATCTTAACAACAGCATCAGTCCAAAACATAAAGTTTATACCAAGAGAAGCAGCATCATCTGTTACTCTGACATTGACTAACAAGAATACAAGAACCTCAACAAACGTAAGTGTAGGAGTTTCTAATTCAGATGGGTATATGACTCTTTCATCAGCAGCTTTTTCTTTAGTAGAAGGCACTAACTATTCTATGGAGGTTGCCAATCAATCAGGCGATGTTATTTATAGAGACACGATATTTTGTACGAATCAAACAGACTATGACAAGTTCGATGTACATAAAGATGAGTATGTAACAGAAGATACTTTTGACAACGAATTTATAGTATTATAATATACAATTATGGCAAAACGCAATGTAAACAAGTACAGACAACCTAAAGCTGCTAAAAAGCAAGGCAAGGTTCACGTAGTAAATTTCTCTTCTTATACACGACCTGAAGTTGTAGAAGTACAAAACAGAGATTGGGTAGAGTATGGAGAAGACAATGACTACTTCCAATACTTGATTGACCGATATAATGGCTCTCCTACGAATAATGCTGCGATTAATGGAATTGCAGATATGATTTATGGTAAAGGATTAGATGCAGTTGATGGAGACAGTAAGCCTGAACAGTATGCTGAAATGAAGTCACTATTCTCAAAGAAGTGCCTAAAGAGTGTTTGTTACGATTATAAGATGATGGGGAATGCAGCATTTCAAGTTATCTATTCTAAAGATAGGAGTCGTATCGCACAAGTAGAGCATATTCCTGTGCAAACATTAAGAGCTGAAAAAGCAGATGCTAAAGGAAAGATTAACGCTTACTACTACTCTAACGATTGGTCAGAAGTAAGTAACTCTAAAAAGAACGTAAAGAGAATACCTGCATTTGGTTGTTCTAAAGAAAATATAGAGATAGTTTACATCAAGCCTTACAAGGCAGGTTACTTTTACTACTCTCCTGTGGATTATCAAGGAGGTATTCAGTATGCTGAATTGGAAGAAGAGATTGCAAACTACCACATAAATAACATTCAGAATGGTTTAGCTCCAAGTATGTTGATTAACTTTAACAATGGAGTGCCTACTGAAGAAGAAAGAAGTGCTATTGAGCAAAGAATATACGACAAGTTTTCAGGGTCAAGTAACGCAGGGCGATTTATATTAGCCTTTAATGATTCTAAAGAGTTGTCGGCAAGTATAGAGCCAGTACAATTAAGTGATGCCCACCAGCAGTACCAATTCCTATCGGATGAGAGTATGAGAAAAGTTATGGTGTCCCATCGAATTGTATCTCCTATGCTTGTAGGTATTAAGGACTCTTCAGGTCTTGGTAACAACGCAGAAGAATTGCAGACTGCATCTGTTCTTATGGACAATACAGTAATCAGACCTTTACAGGTAACTATCCTTGATGAGATTGAGGAGATTCTTGAATTTAACGGTATCGATTTAGATGTGTATTTTAAGACGTTACAGCCGCTTGAATTTACCGACTTGACTAACGCTATCAGTGAGGCAGAGATAGAGAAGGAAACAGGCGTTAAAAAGGATTCTGAAGCCGATACAGAACAAGAATTGCCGATAGAAGAAGAACCAACATCTCAAACAGAATAAGATATGGCAAAAGCATTATTTATAAAGAAAGCCGATTTAGTAAAGAATACTGCGATAAGCGGTAATGTAGATACGGATAAGTTCATTCAATTCATTAGATTGGCACAAGAAATTCATATCCAAAATTATTTAGGCACAGACTTGTACAACAAGATTAGCAACGATATTATAGCTGGCAATTTAACAGGTAACTATTTGGATTTAGTAAACAACTTTATTCAGCCTATGTTGATTCATTTCTCTATGGCAGAGTATTTACCATTTGCGTCTTATACAATTGCAAACGGAGGTGTATATAGAAGCGAGGTATCTAATGGGTCTACGATAAGTAAAGAAGAGGTAGATTTCTTGGTACAGAAAGAAAGAGATTACGCTAACTACTATACTAACAGATTTATCGACTATATGGAGAGTAATGCCTCTACGTTGTTCCCTGAATATTATAGCAACACAAACGAAGATATTAGTCCTGATAAAGACACAATATTTCACGGATGGAATTTAGGATAAAGAAACAATATAAACCAAAAGAAGACAATAAGGAGAAACTTAAAGTGTTCTTGAAAAAGATAGAAAATGGCAAATTCAATAGATTGGGGAATAGCAAGCTTTGATTCCGAGTGGGGACAAGGAACTTCGTTAAAAGGTTGGGGTAACGCATACGCTGACAAAATTATTATAAAAGACTTTAAGGATAGAGTTGATGCTGATAGTGGTTCTCTTGAGTCTTTAACTTGTATCGAAATATAAAACAAATAAAACTATGGGATTAAAATATTTATACGTACCGAGTGGTGTAAAAGCAGGAACTGCTTACGGAGTTATGCCTAATTCAGCAGATGCTGACTTTGATGATTTTACAAGAAACTCGACAGCTTCGAGAATAGATAAAAACGGATTTATAGAATCAGTAGGTTCAAACGTACCAAGATTAGACTATTCAGATGGAGGTTGCCCTAGTTTATTGTTAGAGCCGAGTAGGACAAACTATATAACTCAATCTAACGATTTTTCTGGATGGAACTCTGGAAATTTATATGTAACATCTAATTATGCAATATCTCCAGACGGAACACAAAACGCAAGTAGATTATTGTTTACAAGTTTTAGTCAAAACATATATACAAACACTACATCAACTGGAGATATAGTTGGAAGTTTATATGTTAAAGGTGTAAGTGGGGAAACAATACAACTATTTGTTGGAGGTGGAGAAACACTTTTTACTCTAAATGGAAGTTGGCAAAGAATAGTTGTAGAGAAAACATCATCTACTAACGGTTTTTTTAATATAAATACTAATGGAGGAGCGACTGCAAGAGATTTATTAATATTCGGTGCGCAATTAGAACAAGGCAGTTACGCTACATCGTATATCCCAACTAACGGAAGTGCCGTTACACGTGCAGCAGATTTAGCAGGAAGCACAGGAGACTTATCAGATACGTTTAACGATTCAGAGGGGGTTTTGATGGCGGAGATAAGTGCGTTGGCTGATGATTTAACATTTAGAAACATTACAATTTCTGACGGAAGTAACTCAAATATTATACAATTAAGATACAGGAGTACATCTAACGTTTTACAAGCATTATTATATGTAGGTGGTGTCGGAGAAATATATGGTGTTACATTAAACGATATTACAATATTTAGTAAGGCTTTAATAAAATATAAAGAAAATGACGTTTCTTTTTGGGTTAATGGGTTTGAGATATTTTCAGACACGTTAGCATCAACATTTCCTAACGGAACTTTAAATGTATTAAGATTTCAAAGAGGCGATGGTGCTTTCCCTTTCTACGGAAACACCAAACAACTACGATACTACGACACAACAGATATAGATTTAGAAGAATTAACGTCTTGGGATAGCTTTAGAGCAATGGCAGAAGGACAAAACTACGTAATAGAATAGATATGGCACAAACACTTAAATATGGAAACGGAATATGGGCAAATCAAGAAGGCTCATCACTTGCGTACAATGATGAAAACGGAAACTATAAACCTTTGCCTTTCTCTTTTGAGAGAGATAGTATTGCTACAAGAGTAAACAAAGAAGGTTTGATAGAAGTAGTTGGTAGAGATGTGCCAAGAATAGATTATACAGATAGCGAAGATGGTGTATTTCTTTTGGAAAAGGCAGCTACAAACTATGTAACTTATTCAGAAGATTTTAGTAATGCTTATTGGACTAAAACAAGGTCATCCGCAAGTTCTAATCAATCCATATCTCCAGAAGGAGTTTTAAACGCTTATAAACTTACTGAAAACACAGATAATAATTCACATTTATTGTATCATACATCAAGCGTTTCTGCTCAAGATTATGTAAGTTCTGTTTTTGTAAAGAAAAATGGCAGAAAAAAAATAAGATTAAGATTTGACAATGCTTCATTTTTAAGATATGCTGAATTTGATTTAGAAAATGGAATTGTAGATTTACAAAGTAACTCTAATGCTTCTATTCAAAGTTATGGTAATGGGTGGTATAGGTGTTCAATAAAAGTTACTGCAACTGCAACAACTTTTTACAACGTAATTCAATTATTATCTGATAACAATGAAATTTCATATCAAGGAGATGGCACAAGTGGTATCTATATTTGGGGCGCACAATTAGAAAGTGGAAACGTAGCATCTTCCTACATCCCAACACAAGGTTCAATCCAAACTCGTGTAGCTGAAACTGCTAATGGTTCTGGAAACTCGGAAGTGTTTAATGATAGTGAGGGAGTATTGTTTGCTAATATAGCTGCGAATGCTAATGATGGAACTTTTAAAATAATATCTATAAAAAATAGTTCTTCAAACGCTTATGAAAATACTTTAAATATTCAATATACTGCTTCATCAAATGAATTAGCAGCAGTTTATAGGGTTGGAGCTTCATCTTTAGTTGTTTTTACATATAATATAAATTCTTCTATAACAAATAGTAAGGTGTGTTTTAAATATAAAAGCGGAGATTTTGCGATGTGGATTGATGGGTTTGAGGTTGGTCAAAGTGCAAATACAACAATGATTTCAAACGGAACTTTAAGTGAAATTTTATTTAGTAGGTCGGATAATATTGGTGATTTCTACGGAAAAACCAAAGAAATTGGCTACTACGATACAGCACTAACAGACGAAGAATTAGAATATATGACAAGCTATCGTTCATTAAACGAAATAGTAACAGAATTAAATTTAAACACATTATAAGATGGCGAATACATTAAAATTTGGTAACGGAGAATGGTACGGAAAAGAAGGTACTATCCTTGCATACAATGACGAGAACAGAAATTACAAGCCTTTGCCTTTTAACTTTGAGCGTTCATCAAGTGCGACAACAATAAACAAACAAGGTTTAATCGAAACAGTAGGTGCAAACGAGCCAAGAATAGATTATAAGGATAATACTAAAGGTGCTTTGTTGTTAGAGCCAAGTAGGAGTAATTTAATTCCAAGAAGTGAAGATATTGATACTGGATGGTCTAAATTAAATGTAACAGTCGCTAATAATCAAACTGTAAGTCCAGACGGAACTTTAAATGCAGCATTAAGTACGGTAAATTCAAGTAATTCTCAACACGCATCTTACGATACTTTATCTTCTTCGGTTACTTCTGGTCAACCATATTATATTTCGTGTTTTGTAAAAAAATATAATTCTAAATATATTAGATTAGTCGAAGGATATACTGGTGCTACATTAAATTTTAATTTAGATGATGAAACTTATAACTTAACCAATGGTTCTTCTGATGCTATCGTGGAAGCGTTTGATAATGGTTGGTATAGGATAGGTTTTAAATTTACTCCAACAACGACAAATAGTCAATTTGCTTTATACATAAATAACAATTCAAATGAAAATTCTTATACTGGAAATGGGGAAGCAATTTATATTTACGGAGCACAATTAGAACAAGGCAGTTACGCTACATCGTATATTCCTACATCTGGAAGTGCAGTAACGAGGGTTTACGATACAATACCAACATATTTAGATTTAACTCCTTTGAATATTGGTAATTCTTACACTTTATTTTTAGATGCTGATTTGAATGTAAATGATAATAATAAGGTTTTTGCAGGAATAAGGAATAGCAGTAATTTAACATCTTTTACAATAAGAAATAATGTAGGAGGTATAAGACTATACAATCATATAGATGGAGGTTATCCAGTAAGCGGAATTACAAGTAGTACTAATAAATTCGTAATTAGAGTAGACGGTAATTCATATAAAGTATTCGTACAAGGTTCAAGTTTAAGTGGAACATTGACAACACAAAGAGATTTAGGTTCTTTACATTTTTACGGACAACATACTGAATTAAAAATAAACAACTTTACAATAGATGATACTGCTTTAAGCGATGCAGAATGTCAAGCATTAGTAAATTAACACAAGTGTAACAAATACACCTATAATAAAAACAAGGGTAATAAATATAAAATCAATATAAAATGAAAATCGGTAAATACGCATTCAACAGTAAAGAACAGGCAATCGAGAAAATCGAAGGTTTAGGAGTAGCACAAGACGAAGATGGAAACAACTATCCAACTCACTCCCACACTATTGTAGAGTTAGGCTATGAGGTTATTTCAGAGGCTGTAATCAACGAAGAAGGAGAAGTGGTAGAAGAGGCTGTATTTGGTACAGACTACCTTGTAGACGTTTTATGGAACGCAGAGGGGATTACTACAATAGAAGAAGAAGCAGTTTTAGACGAAGAAGGCAATGTAATTGTGCCTGCTGTAACATCTATCGACCACCCTTATGGTTGGAAGTCTTATAGTGTAGAGATAGAAACAGAAGGAATCCATAGCTTTATGGGTCTTAATTATCAATCTTTAAAGTTCTAAAAATATGACTCAAGATTTGAAAGTGTACGCATTAAGTATCGGAACGTTTGGTATATCTATGAGCAATTTAGACGTAGTCTTAAAGATTACCTTGATGCTTGTTACTATTGGGTACACTATTCAAAAGTGGGTTATAATGAATAAAAAAAATAAATGAGAATAACAGAGAATTTTAGTTTGTCAGAGTTTGATTGTAAAGATGGTAGCGAATTGCCTATTGCTTTATTGCCTAATGTTCTTGATTTGGCAGACAATCTACAAGTACTACGAGACTATTTAGGAGTGCCTATTTCAATTAATTCGGCATACAGAAGCCTTGAGTATAATCGTAAGATAGGAGGTTCTTCTACAAAGAGCCAACACTTATTCGCTAAAGCTGCTGACATTGTCGTTGAATCTAAAACACCCGATGAAGTTGCCAATATAATAAAGTATTTGATTTCTGAAGGCAAGATGGTTCAAGGAGGACTCAAAGCATATAAAACGTTTACTCACTACGATATTAGAGGATACAAAGCTCGATGGTAAATAAATTTAAAAGTACAATATTAAGGAGTTTAGTCAAAGAAAGACGTTTAACGCCTTTAGAAAGGATTGCCAATAGATTAGGGTATATGGGGACAGGTTTCTTTATCACAGCTCCTCATTTACTCCCACAGACACAAGGTGTGGTATTTTATATATTTGCAGGATTATTATCATTGCCACAGGTATTCGTAGCGAAGCAATGGAATTTAGTTCTTGTTAATTTAAACGTAATGATTGCATATTTTATACTATTATTAAGATGAGTTGGATAAGTAAACTTTTAGGAACAGGCACAAAAGGAATCGGAGATTTAGCTAAAGATATACGTGAAGCTATCAAGGGAAAAGAACTTGACCCTAATAAGCAACTCGAAACTGCTGAAAGGTTAGTTGCCCTCCAAACAAAGATAAATGAAGTTGAGGCAGGTCATAGAACGATGTTTGTGGCAGGTTGGAGACCTTTTATTGGTTGGGTTATAGGTGTTGCCTTACTATATAATTTTATACTACGAGACCTAATTATCTTCGCTCACCCTGAATGGAGTGATTTACCTGCTTTACAGATGGATGAGTTATTCACAATACTATTTGGTATGCTTGGGCTAGGTGGAATGCGTACTTGGGAGAAAAAACAAGGAGTAACGAAGTAGCACTTATTAATAATTGTCAATAACTTATACTTGACATTTGCCCATTCGTGGTGTACCTTTGCTTAACAAGGTAACGACAATGGGGAGTACTCTCCGAATAATGTAAAATATAATGTAGTGTTGCACTATATAAAAAAAATATATTATAAATAGTTGGATTTCTTTATACTTATTGTTGTACTTATGCAACATAATATGTTATATTTACAGTATATTAGTTTAGTTTACTTTTAGTTTATTTGTTTTAATTTTAGTTTATCTTTAAGGGCAGTAGAATATAACCACATTATTTCTACTGTCTTTTTTTTGCTCTACCATTTGCATATGACAACACATTATACTATATTTGTCAGGAGGAACACTTAAACTTATAATATGGAACTATCAGAATTTCTACAATCAAGGATTGAGGCACTAGAAAAAGAAGTATCAAAATTGCGTAGTGAGAACTCAATACTAAAATCACAATTAAAATTCGAGCAACAAAAATCATTTAGAAACTAAAACAATTATTATGACAACAACAAAGAAGAGTACAACAACAATTTATCAGGCATTAGCTAACTTTCAACAAGAGTGTCCTGTGGTTCATAAAGGAACATCAGGTTACGGATACAGTTATGCTGACTTGCCAACTATCTTTAGTATTATTAATCCTGTGTTAAAGAAGTTTGATTTAGGGTTTACACAACTCATACAAGAAGGAGGCATAGAGACTATTCTATTCCACACCAAATCAGACCAATCTATTACAAGCTTCACACCTATCCCAGAGAATGTATCTCTGAAAGGTATGAACGAGTATCAAGTATTAGGTTCTGCAATCACGTATATTAGACGTTACGCATTAAGTAGTATGTTGGGTGTTGTAACAGATAAAGATACTGATGCATCTACTCCTAAACAGATTAGAAAGCCTGTATTGAATGCTGCTACTCCTGCTTTTGAGAAGGCACTTAAATTCGTAAGAGATGGTGGTAGTATTTCAGCTATCGAGGGCAAGTATTCTGTCGGTGCAGAAGTAAAAGCGTTATTAAAATTATAGTAGTAAGTAAATAAATATTCATTTAAAACCAGTAAATTATGAGTCAACAAGAAAGACAGTACGTAGGAAGAGGTAAGAAAGCAGGAAACTTCGATTTAGTAAACTTCAGTATATCTGAATCAAAGATTAAAGATTCTTGGTTTGAGTACAAAGGAGAGCGTTATCTCAAGCTAACAATTGGGGCATTAAAGAACCCTGATAACTATGGTAAGACACACTCTGTGTGGATTGATAACTATGAGCCAAAAGCAGATGGAGGAAAAGCTGCTGAAGCTAAAGTAGTAGAAGAAATGAAGAATGACTTGCCGTTTTAGTAGGCACATTAGTAAGGAGGGGTGTAAAAACCCCTCTATTATTAACAGTAATAAAGTAAATGAAACAGAAAGCTAAATTTGTAAATGTAAACTTGGAACTTATGGAGAGAGACTTAAATATAAAAGAAGTAACGTTACTATCATTAATACAGTCATTAGCTAAAAAGAAAGGGTATTGTTTCGCTACAAATGAGGTATTGTCGGAGTCATTAGGAATCCACGATAGAACATTATACAGAATGCTAAACAAATTAGAGGATGGTGAACATATAACCAGAATTACTCATTCTATTGGCAACTACGGAAAAGAAAGAAGAATATATATAAACTAAACAAGATGATAAGAGTATTAGCTAGTTTATCTTCTGTTGTGGACAACATACCTAAAGACAGACTAATTATAAGAAATTCAAAGATAGTTGTATCGGAACATATTTGGGATTGTATTGTAGATGAATTAAAAGAGTATAAGGCACATAAAGACCAAATAACTGATGATTTTACAGTAAGTTTTTTTATCTTTGAGGGAATTAAGGTTGAGTCGTCTAAAGAACTTAAAGGATATAGTATCCATGTAGTGAATCAGACATCTTTATAAAACAAAATAAAACTAAACAATATGGCAAGTTTATCAGATTTTTCAGAGTTAGATATTCAGCTAAAATCAACTACTTCGAAGCAACAGAAGGTTAAGTGTCCTAAATGTAAAGAGAAAGGAAAGTCTAATTTATCTGACAATTGCTTGAGCATTAATCTAAATGAGGGATTATATAACTGCCATAAATGTGCATGGAGTGGCAAAGTAAGAACTGAACAAACAATAACACAGATGATAGAACAAACTAAACAATACGTCTTACCAAAGAATGATGACTTATCAGATATTAAGAACAACGCTATTCAGTTCCTAAAAGATAGAGGCATCACTCAAGAGGTAATTGACAAGAATAAAGTAAAATCATCAAGAGATGGTAGAGGTGTGGTCTTTGCCTATTATAAGGACTCTAAAGTGATTAACTACAAGACTCGTGCAATAGATAGCAAGAAGTTCTTTCAAGCTAAAGAGGCACAACCAATAATGTATAATTACGATAGAATCAAAGATGCTAACAGTGTTTTTATATGTGAGGGGGAAATGGATTCATTGTCCTGGGAAGTAGCAGGTGTAGATTTCCATACATCAGTTAGTCAAGGCGCACCAAATGTAGGGGATAAGAATATAGATAAGAAATTAGAATGTCTTAACACTTGTTCAGAGGCATTCGAGAACAAGAAGACTATTTATATTGCAGTAGATAATGATGAGAATGGTAGGTTTTTAGAAAAAGAGCTTGTTAGGAGGTTTGGTGCAGAGAGGTGTCTTTTAGTTGATTTCAGCCCATATAAAGACGCGAATGAGGTATTAGTCAAAGAAGGTATAGAAGGTCTCCATAAACGTGCTAAAAACGCTTCTCGACCTAAAATAGACGGTATCTTTACTGTTGACGATATTACCGAGAGTATGTTGGATGGTTATCGCAATGGTCAAGAGAGAGGTACTACTACGTATATCGAAGAGGTTGATAAGGCTTGGACTTGGAGAGCAGGAGAAGTAAATATATGGACAGGATACCAAAACGAAGGAAAGAGTTTATTCTTGAATCAGTTGGCAACAATCAAAGCAAGTGTAGATGGTTGGAAGTTCGGAGTGTTTAGCCCAGAGAATATGCCTATGAATGATTTCTTTAATGATATTATTGAGATGTATATTGGTAAGAGTTGCGACCCATACTATGAGAAGAACTATATGAGCGAAGCAGAATACAGGCAAGGTATGGACTTTGTTAAGAAACACTTTAATGTTATCTACCCAAAGAAGAACTTTACATTAGAGACTATCTTTGAGAAGGCAAAATACTTAATCAAGACTCAAGGGATTAGAGCTTTGATTATTGACCCTTACAATACTGTTCAGCATAAGATGAATAGAGGAGAGCGTGAGGACTTGTATATCTCAAGGTTTATGAGTGAGCTAAAGAGGTTTGCAGTAGATAACAATATCTCAATACATTTAGTAGCTCATCAAGTAACCCCACAAAAGAATGATGATGGTAGATACCCAAAGCCTGATGTGAATAGAATTAAGGGTGGAGGTACGTTTGCTGACAAGGCTGACAACGTATTGTTTGTATGGAGACCTGATAGAGCTATTGACTTCTCAAGTAGAAAGGTAACATTCGGTAGTCAGAAGATTAAGAAACAAAAGTTAGTAGGTTATCCACAAGATATTGAGAATATCTCCTTTGATATTAAGTCATCAAGATACTCATTCAATGGTAGAACACCATTCAGTCAATTAGATAAATTAAGAACCAATGGATAAAGAAATCGAAGTAGCAATAGTGGACTTGCCTCTTGCCTTAAATCAAACAAAAGGTAAGGTCAAGTGGCTAACGCTAAATAACTATCGTAACTGGCACTACAAGACGTCAAACGGATTAAAGATTAAGTTCAAGAAGGAGATAACACCTCTACTTAAATTTAAGATAAAAGGTAAGGTAAAGATAGAGTACTTCTATTATGCCCCTAACAAAAGGAAGCGTGACTTGATGAATGTGATAAGCGTTATCGATAAGTTCTTCCAAGACGCAATGGTTGAGAGAGGCTGCATCGAAGCAGATGACCTGTCTATTGTAGTAGAAGTAAACTCGAAGTCAATGGGAATTGATAGAGACAACCCAAGATTAGTAGCAAAAATAACCAAATTATGATTAAACCAAGTGTCTTACAAGTATTAGCAGAGAATCACGATGATTGGATTAGAATGGCAAGTTCGTTCGGATTGTCTGATGATGATGTACAAGAGATAGTTCAAGAAATGTATATTAGAGTAGACAACGCAGTAAAAGACGTTGATAGGATAATGTACGATGAGGACAAAGTAAATACGTTTTATGTTTACACAACCCTAAAACATCTTCATTGGCAGAACTTCCATAAGGTAGGTAGAGCTAAAAAGAGATTAGAATTGAGGTATTATTCCGAGTTAAGGGATAGTGAAGTAGAACACGATAGCCTTATGTTTAACAAGTTTGTCAAGTCAGAAGACACCTTGTACGAAGACTTTGAATTGGAGTTTATAGAAAGCCTTTCTGATTTAGATATGTGTGGGAAGGTAGAAGACATTACTAACGATTGGCATTGGTACGATAGAAAGATATTTGACTTATACTTTAAAGAAAAGATGTCTATGAGGAAATTAGCTTCTAATACTACCATTAGCTTGAGTTCTATCTTTAATACGATAGACAATTGCAGAGACAAGATAAAGAGCAGTCTGAAAAAAGATTGGGAAAACTACAACAATTATTAATATATTTACAAAATGAAACAAAAGAACCACACTCAAAACGAGAAGATTAGACGATTAGAAAAGGTAGCAACTCAACTATATGTTAGGGTTGTTCAGTTAGAGAAGGCAGTAAAAGCCATACAGGATAAGTTAGACGAAGATAAAACAGAAGATTTAAACTATTTGTAATATGGATAACATTTTTGACAAGATAAGATACTGGGCATTAAAGAAAGGAATCTACAACAAGTCGGATTCTTTTGCTCAATACTCAAAGTTAATGGAGGAGAATGGAGAGCTTGGAGAAGCTTTAATGAGGAGGAATAAAGACGAGATAGTTGATGCTATTGGCGATATGGTGGTAGTATTAACGAACATTGCCCATATAGAGGGGTATAGTATAGAAGAGTGTATTGATAGTGCTTATAGCGTTATATCTAAACGTAAAGGCAAAATGGTAGACGGAATATTTATAAAACAAGAATAATGGAAGAACCAAAAGACAAACGTACTAAAGCCTACAAGGAATGGAAGGCTAACCAAGAGAAAGAATCACAAGGACTTGGAGATACTATTGCTAAAGTAACTGAAGCAACAGGCATCAAGAAAGCAGTAGAGCTTATTGCTGGAGAAGACTGTGGTTGTGATAAGAGACAAAAGATACTCAATAGACTGTTTAAGTATAACAAGCCTAAATGTCTTGAAGAAGATGAGTACAATTATATTGCAGATTGGGTTGATAAAGGTAAAAACAAATTAACCAATAAGCAACTCAAGGAAATGAATTTGATATACAATAGAGTGTTTAACAAGCAGTTTAAGTGCCAGAAGTGTTCTGCTCCAAGAATGATGAAAGACTTGTTGAATCTATTTAAACAATACGAATAGGTATGGTTTTATTTGTGCCTAAAGATATCAGACTTATGGTTTGGGACTTTGTATCTAAAAACAACATAGGTCAGAGAAGTAAAGCGAATGGCAACAAGGAGCAACAATATGTAGGTTTGCTTGGGGAAGTAATGATAAAAAAACATTTAGGTTTAGATTACTCTTTGTCTTATGGTTTTGATGGTGGGTTTGACTTAAGCTATAAAGGTCTTAATATAGATGTCAAGACTATGGGTAGAATGGTTGATCCAAGACCTTATTACGTGAATAATTTTATAGCCTACCAAAATAAATTCAACTGCGATGCCTATATATTTTGTTCGTTAAACAAGACAGACTACAACCTTACTATATGTGGGTGGGTTACAAAACCCCAGTTACAAGAACGCTCTATCATCTACGAAGAGGGAACAATTAGAACAAGGTCAGACGGAAGTACTTTCAAGCTTAAGGCACCTACGTATGAAATAGAAAACAACAAGTTAAATCAAATGAGTAAATTATGAAAGATTTTAGACCAAGACTTCGAGGAAACAAACTCAAAGCATTCGAAAACATCACAAAGAAGGAGCAAAGAGTTCTTGTTATTGGAGACCTTCACGAGCCATTCTCGTTAGACGAATACCTAAACCATTGTGCAGAGGTTTATGCAAAGTACAACTGTAATAGAGTTGTGTTTATTGGGGATGTAATTGATTCGCATTACTCAAGTTACCACGAGTCAGACCCTGATGGTATGGGAGCAGGAGAAGAATTAGAGTTCGCTATCGAACGTTTAAGTCGTTGGTATAAGATGTTCCCTAAAGCAGATGTTCTTATCGGAAACCACGATAGAATCATATCAAGAAAGGCATTTAGTGCAGGAGTACCGAAGGCTTGGATTAAGTCATTTAGTGAAGTGTTGGAAGTGCCTAATTGGAACTTTATAGATAGACTTGTAATAGATGATGTACAGTATATCCACGGAGAAGGAGGTACTGCCCACACGAAGTGTAGAGCTGATATGATGAACACAGTACAAGGACACCTCCATACTCAATGCTATACCCAGTGGTTTGTTGGTGCTAACTTTAAAGTATTCGGAACTCAAGTAGGCTGCGGTATTGATTTTGACAAGTACGCTTTTGCTTATGCAAAACGAGGCAAGAAACCTGCTATTGGATGTGCAGTAGTAATGGGTGGTAAAACAGTAGTAAACGAATTAATGGAATTATAAATATGATGGAACAACAATTATTAGACAGGATTAGTGATATAGTAAATGCACCAGCAACAGACAGAGAGAAGATAGATGCTCTATTAGAGTTAGATGCTTTCCTTTACACAGAGTTAGGAATAACCTCAACAAAGGGAGACAAGGCAGAAACAAGACGTAAAAGTCGTATTATTTATAGAGAGATTCGCTCCATAGATAGTAAGGATGGGAATCTATTGTTAAACCATTTAGATAAATAGTATGCCAATTCCAAAAGTAAAGAAGTACGAAACTAATAAAGATTACATTCAACGATGTATGGGGAATGCCCTTATGAGACAGGAATACCCTGAAAAAGACCAAAGGTTTAGCGTATGTCAGTTAGCGTTTAAGAAAAACTTTACGCCAAATAAGTAAAAGTTATTGACACTTGTTACTATTTATGTTATATTTGCATAAGGGGAATCACTAATGGTTCTCTTTGTGCAAAAAGCATTTATAGATATGGGTAATAAAATAACAACATTTGACGGCAAGGAGTGGGATGTAGCAGATTTAGAGAAGAAGGCAATAGACGATTCTTTCTACTACGGATACCTTGCTAAAAACGTATTAAGCAGTAGTTCTGTTAAGCTACTAAACAAATCCCCTAAAGACTACAAGGATATGTTAGAAGGGGTACAGAAAGGTTCTAAAGCCTTGGAAGAGGGTAAGCTAATCCACACAATGTTATTAGAGCCTGAAAAGCTATCTGATGTAAATATTGTGGAAACTACAACAAGAGCTACCAAAGTATTCAAAGCAGCACTTGCAGAGAATCCAAATACATTCACACAAAAAGAGTATGACAATTGTAGAGGTATAGCAGACGCAGTTTTAAACAACAGTTCTGTTTCTACATTTATGGAAGGTTGTGATGCTGAAGTGCCTGTGATTGGAGAGATATCAGGAATACCATTTAGAGCGAAGGCTGACTTATTATCGAGAGAGAAAGGCATTCTATTAGACATTAAGACTACTGGCGATATGGATAGGTTTAAGTGGAACGTACAGAACTTTGGATACCATATGCAGGTTTACATTTACTGTGAGTTGTTCGGCATATCTTATGATGACTTCTACTTCTTGGTTGTAGATAAGAAAACTAAAGCAGTAGGTGTGTTTAATGTAACAGAGGAAACTTACTTCAAAGGATTGGCAGAAACAGAGAAAGCAATCGACCAGTACAAGAAGTATTTTATAGATAAAGAACAAGATGTAAATGATTTTACTATATTCGGAGAGGTATGACAGAAAGAGATAGAATATTACAAAGATTAGACGGATACAGCAAAGAGTTCTTTTTGTTAACAGAACATTGGACTCTTGACGATTGGAAGAAGATTAGGGACAAAGAATACTACGATGTTATGGCTATGTATGGGAGGGACTCCTTGCAGTTTTGCCAATTCAAAATGAAAAGAATAATGAATGTTTTATGACAGAAGAAAGCAGGCAAGAGATAATAATGTATGGGTATAGAGATTCCTTGTCCTTGTACGATGAAGGATTCACAATAGATAACCTAACAGAATTACTTGAGCTTTACGAAGAAAGGGAACTGTACTTAACTTGTGCAGGTATTAAATTAGCAATAGACGAATTAACAAAAGAAGAAAACGATGACAGCATTAGAGATTAAAAAGAGAATTGAGAAGGATTTTGATGTAACACTCGATACATCATCAAGGAAGAGAAACTACGTATATCCAAGAGCGGTATTCATTAAGTTGTGTAGAGAGTTTACTGAATTAGGCACTCAAGACCTTGCAGACCTTCTAGGGCTTAAAGCCCACGCAAGTGTTCTTAATGCATTAAACAATACATTTTATGATGCTATGTACGAGTTAAAGTTTAAGAACTACTATGACAATATGAAAAGAACGTTAAGTTCTGCCCCATCATTACAGAAAGAGAATGACAGGTTAAAGTTAAAAATAGTTGAGCTTAATGAGTTGATTGAGTTTTACAGAAAGAAGACAGAGCAATATGGAATTTTTGGATGAGATACTCGAAAGGCTGCAAGATAAACCAAAAGATAATCAGATAACAATATTTGATGCAATAAATGAACAGCTATAATTACAAGGCACAACAATACTGCTTCAAGAACGAGATAAAGATATACAACACTCCTGTGTCGAAGAAGTCAGTAAGGATAGAAGTAGATTACAAAGGTCAAATAATAAAGAGCGATGTGATTTACTCAATCAAAGAATCAGAGAAAAAGATATGGGAACTTTACGAACATTTTTACAATAAACAATAATATGGAAGATAAGATAGTAAACAGAGTGTTAGGGGCGTATAAGCTACGTTCTAACGAAGGAATTAGAAAATATGGTACAACGTTAGAGAGAGATGATTTAAACGTCTTTGAATGGCTTACACACCTTCAGGAAGAGCTGATGGATGCAACCCTGTACATAGAGAAATTAAAGACAGAAGAGGTAGGCATTCCTGCTGAAGATATAGGTATAGCTTACTTTAATTCAATGTTGGAGCATCCTGCTTATGCAGAGCCAAAGAAATGCACCATCACAGGTATAGAGTTAACGGATAAAGATACCTATAATAAAAGGTCAGGTTGTCCTTACGCTAACTTTGTAGAGGGATTTAGAGCAAGAAATAAGATACCTGTAAAAGACTTAAGAAGGTTTGTAAATGAATTAAAAAGTAAACTATGACAAATGAACAAGTAGCTAAAAAGTTTATAGACTTTGATTGGTCAGATGACGTGACTGAAGAACAAAAGCAAATGATTTATGATATGGATAATATTTCCATAGAAATAAAGAAGGGCAAAGAAATAAGCATAAAGGTGTTTAATGAAGAACATCAATTGTGGTTTAATACAATCAAAGGTATTGAAGAATTAAAAGATTTAGTATCTACAATAATAAGTAAAAATATATAATTATGACAAATAAGAAAAAGGAAATTATAGATTGTATAAGGTGCGATTCTAAAATAAACTACAAGGGTCTTTGTAAGACGTGTTTTACCGAATTGGGTTTGTTAAGGGAACGTGATAACAATAAAACAAAGATAGAATTATGACAACAGACACAATAATAATCGGAACGCTTATAGTGGTCTTTTTAGGGCTAATAATAACAATTATAAAAATACAACTATGAAAATAACAAACGAAGATAATATGGAACTAATGGCAAGGTATGAAGATAACCACTTTGACCTTGCAATTGTAGACCCGCCATATAGGGATGAAAACCAACCGACAAAGGATATGAGGGCAAATGGTTCTATGAAAAGTTTAGAGGGGCGACCAACACAAGAGTATTGGAATGAGTTATTTAGAGTGAGTAAAGAACAAATAATATGGGGCGCTAATAACTTTGAATTACCACAATGGAAAGGATTTGTAGCTTGGAAAAAGAAAACAATAGGCATAAACTTTACAATGTCAATGGTTGAAATAGCAAGTTTATCTGAAAATTTAGGAACTACATCTAAATGGATTGAAATTGCACCACAAGACCCAAATAGAGTACACCCCACTCAAAAACCTGTAAAACTTTATGAATTTTTGTTAATGCAGTACGCCAAAGAAGGCGATAAAATACTCGATACACATTTAGGAAGTGGAAGCATAGCTTTAGCTTGTCATAATTTAGGTTATGATTTAACAGCTTGTGAATTAGACAAAGAATACTATGAAAAAGCTATGAAAAGAATCCAAGAACACCAACAACAAATACGAATGTTTTAAAAAGAAAAGAAATGGAACTACAAGGGTGGGAATTTAAAATAGGAATAGTAAAAGGTTTAGTGTTTGGAATTAGACCTTACGAGTTTAGAGGGGAAGGAGTTTATGAAGTAGACCACGTACTATACCTAGGAATATTTCAAGTGGTATTTACAATGGTTTACGCTGACAATTAACAACTAGACTTTTAAATTGTTTTAAATTAAAGAATCAATAATGATTTTATTTGATTATGGACGGAAGAAAAAACAACAAAGGACATAAAGGTAAAGCAGGACGCAAAAGCAAGTCAGAAGAAATGCAGTTAATCGAGATGCTGAACAAACACATTGACAAAGACGAAGCTATCAAAGTCCTAAAATCAAAGATAGATGAAGGCGACTTCAAAGCCTTGCAAATGTATATGAACTATATGTACGGGAAGCCAAAAGAAACTAAAGACGTTACTATAAACGCAGAGCAACCACTGTTTAACATAGACTTTAATGAATAACTCTAGCATAGAGATAACTACTGCGCTTAAAAAGATTTTAAAAATACAAGAGCTAGGAGGAAGAAAAAAAGTAATTCAAGGAGGAACATCAGCTTCTAAAACTTTCTCTATTCTTTTAGCGTTAATAAACCAAGCAACCAAAAATGATATGCTTGAAATCTCTGTTGTATCTGAATCAATACCGCATTTGCGTAGGGGCGCTATTAAGGACTTTCTTAAACTGATGATGATGACAGGAAGATACAGGGATAGTCATTGGAATAGGTCGTCTTTAAAATATACATTTACAAACGGCTCATATATCGAATTCTTTAGCGTAGAGCAACCCGATAAGCTACGAGGTGCTAGACGTAATACTTTGTACATAAACGAAGCTAACAACGTACCATTTGAAGCCTACAACCAACTCTCGATAAGAACGAGCGGAGATATATGGATTGACTTCAACCCGACGGCAAACTTTTGGGCGCACACCGAAGTAGTTGGAAACGACGATGCAGATTTTATTACACTTACATACCTAGACAACGAAGCGCTTCCCGATACTATTGTGGCAGATATAGAATCAGCAAAAGAAAAGGCAAAAGAAAGCACGTATTGGGCGAATTGGTGGAAGGTTTACGGACTAGGTCAAGTAGGTTCTTTAGATGGCGTATGCATTACCGATTGGAAAGAAATAGATTTACCAACAGAGGCAAGGTTATTGTGTTACGGAATGGACTTTGGATATAGCAACGACCCTACAACATTGATAGGCTTATACAAATACAACGATGCTTATATATTTGACGAGGTTATATACCAAAAGAAAATGCTCAACAGTGATATATCAGACTTATTCAAATCAAAGGGGATTAGGGATGTGGTTTATGCAGATTCAGCAGAACCGAAATCAATAGCTGAACTTAACACCTACGGTCATACAGTATTGCCCTGCACCAAAGGAAAGGATTCAATCGTTTACGGAATCAACTTAATCAATCAGAACAAAATCTTTGTTACAAGGTCAAGTAAGAACCTCATCAAAGAACTACAATCCTATACGTGGATGAAAGACAGAGAAGGAAATACAGTAAACAAACCGATTCGAAATTTTGACCATTGTATTGATGCTGCACGTTACGCTATCACTTCACAATTAGAGAATCCGAACAAAGGGCAATACTTCGTTTATTAACAAAAAGTAAAAAAAAGTTAAAAAAAGTTTGGTGGTTTATTAAAAAGGTCTATCTTTGTAACATAATTTAAAACTCAAACCAATGGAACAAGAAGAATATCTAAAAGCAAGAATAAAAGCCTTGGAGGTTGAACTTGAAAAGGTAAGAACACAAGCAAAGAATTTAAAAATGCAATTATCATATTGCCAACAACAAAACTTTAAAAAGTAATATTATGAAAGCAGGAAAGGAAAGTAACTGGGAACTATTAATATATAGTATGCTGTATTGGGCAGCGTTTTTTGGAATAGCATTTTACATATAGTTATGCCTGTCACAAAAGAAATGCAGGACATTTTAGCGATGTCTAAATGCTTAAAGAATGGAATCAAGGTCGAAGCTGTGCCACAGGAAACTGCTAGATTTGGAAAGTGTAAGATACAAGTAACAAAGAACGGAAAGGCAAGAATCGGAGAACATTTATACAGCCAAAAAGACGGAGAACTAAACAAGCAGATAATTAAATTGTACAACCATTACGCAAAGCAATTAAAATGAGAATAGAGATAACAATTCCCGAAAGCCTTGACGATATAACGCTAGAGCAATACCAAGTATTTAGCAAGATAGAAGAACCAACGATAGACCAAACACTCACAACGTTCTTAAACATTTCACAGAAGGAACTTAATATGTTGCCTGCTGATAAGATAGAGGGATTTGCAGAACAGATAAATTCAGTCTTTGAACAAGACAAGCAGTTTACTCCTACATTCGTTTTAAATGGTGTTAAATACGGTTTCATCCCAAAGTTGGATAGTATAACCTACGGGGAGAATAAAGACCTTACAACGTACTTAAATGACTTTGACAATATGAACAAGGCTATGGCGGTAATGTATCGACCAATTATACACGAGCAAAGAGGTAAATATTTGATTGAGGATTACGAGGGTTCTTCGAGATATTCGGAGGTTATGAAACAAGCACCTTTATCGGTTGTACTAGGTGCAACGGTTTTTTTTTACAATTTAACGAACGGATTGCTGAAAGCTATCCCGAACTATTTGGGGGAGGAGTTGGAGAAGGAGTCAAAGGATTTGCTAAAAAGTGGGGAAATTACGAAGAAGCAGTTGCACTCGCTGATGAAAAAGTTCAAAGAATTATCGGAGTAGAAATAGGAACTCCTGTATCACGTTATCCATTACACGCTTGTTATTTATATCTAGCTTACTTAAAAGACAAGACAGAGTTCGAAAATAAGAAGATTAAAAAGAGTTTCAAATAAAACTGCACCACATATGATAAGCCTCTATTTAACAATAGGGGTTTTTTTATGTTTTAAAAGAAAAACAAAATGGCACAAGGATTCTATAACCTTACAGACAAATTAAAAGACGAACTATTGAAAGACCCGTTTGTCAATACAGTAACATACGGAAACATCTTTGAGGTTGATTTAAACAAACAAACAATCTTTCCTTTGTCGCACTTCATTGTGAACAACGTAGTTGATAGAGGACAAACGCTTTTATTTAACATTTCTTTGCTTTGTATGGATTTGGTAGACGAATCTAAAGATGACACAGAGGACGAGTTTGTCGGTAACGATAACGAGCAGGACGTTCTTAATACACAGCTTGCAGTTGCCAATCGTGTTGGTGCTATGCTGAAACGTGGAGACTTGTACAGAGAGAAATACCAACTAGACGGAGAAATAGCCCTAGAG